GATTTATCAACATCCTTGGTATATAGCGCAGCAGCAGCTGGAGAATACTACAAACTCCGAATCCCCATCGCAGCAGAAGCCAAAATCGGAGAAAACTGGGCGGAGGTTCACTAAATGAAGTTATTGGTAGACGCAGACTTTATTGTCTATAAGTCTTGTGCTGCCGCTGAGACCGAAATTGACTGGGGTGATGATGTCATCTTAGTGACCAGTAAATTCAGTGAAGCATACAACTATGTTACTAAAGAACTAAACAAGATTAGGGATACATTCATTTGGGATGTCCCTAAAATTATATTGTTCTTCAGTGACGCTAAGAATTTTAGAAAGAAAATTTATCCCGATTACAAGGGTCATCGAAATCGAAAAAAGCCCTGTGGATATAGGCGCGTTATTTCAGAACTTAGTAATCAGTACGAAGTTATTAGGTTGCCTGAGCTTGAAGCAGATGATGCCATGGGTATCTACGCTACAGCTAATCCTGGTAACATTATTGTTAGTCCAGATAAAGACATGCGTCAAATCCCTGGCCGTGTCTACAACTTAGACGAGACACTACATATCACACCTGAAGAAGGTGCTAAGTGGCACTTGATCCAAACACTTGCTGGTGATCAGACTGATGGTTACAGCGGTGTTCCTGGTATTGGTATCAAACGTGCAGTTACTTTGTTTGAAGAAGACGGTTACAGCTGGGAGACAGTTGTAAAGGCTTTTGCAAATAAGGATCTTGATGAAGATGCTGCATTAATGAACGCACGTCTCGCACGCATTCTTACTTGTAACGACTATGACCCAATCAACAGACAAGTCATTCCTTGGACCCCCTCCCCCGGTTACAGAGTTGACAATGGAGCAGGAGTTCAAGATCAGAAGGTTGGATGACCTTCTACCTGAAGCTGACAAGAAAGATATAATCACTATCTTCATGGCTTTGCAACATCAAAACTTTGTTCTAGCTAATACCGTTACTAATCTCATTAAACAATGGCCAAATCACCTTCCCACTACACCCGTGGACAAATAGAAGTTTGGGATTTTATTAGAGACCAAAATCTAAACTACCATTTAGGGAATGCTATTAAATATATTTGCAGAGCCGGTTTCAAAGATGTTTGTACGAAAACAGAAGACATTAAAAAGGCTATCCACTATCTTGAAAATGAATTACAACACACACACCCAATCTCAAAGCCTGTCCGATCAAGCCCTGGAGTTTCGTACAGCGTATGGGATCCAGAACGCGAGGGAGAGCCGGACTATGCAACGGGATTTGATCGTTGAAGAGTTCAAAGAGTTCATGTATGCAGCCACTGAAGAAGGCTACGAAGCTGAACTAAAAGAACTTGCAGATCTTGTGTATGTCTGCTTTCAGTATGCAGAAAATATGGAATGGGATCTAGAAGAAGCACTTGATCGTGTCCATAAATCAAACCTATCAAAGCTCGGTCTTGATGGGAAACCTATCCGCCGAGCTGACGGCAAAGTCTTAAAAGGACCACACTATCAACCACCTAACCTTATCGATCTCGTAAATGCCTGAACTTATCTCTAGAACTGGACGTGTCCAATCATGGATTGATGATCCTGATGGCCGTCTCCCCGTGTCGTGCACGGTTTTTGTTGTTGACAATGAACTCGAAGGACCAAATGGAATTGAAGCAAGTTGGCGTTTTTGTTCCCACGCTCTCCGCAACGGAGCAGGAGTTGCTATCCATCTATCAAGACTTGATGCTAAAGATACCGAGAGACCATCAGGCGTCGTTGCGAGTGGTCCTGTATCATTTGGACGAATCTATTCGGCTCTTAACGAAACTCTCAGAAGAGGTGGTCGATTCAAAAACGGTGCAGTAGTTTTACATCTTGATGCCAATCACCCTGACATTGAAGAGTTCATTACTACACCACGTAATGTATTGCCTTGGGTAAAACGTTGTGTAGATATTAACGAAGAATGGTGGCAGGCACTGGGTGTAGATATACGAGTCAAGTTAATTGACAGCATGAGAAGTGGTGATGTATGGCTCAACAAAGTTAAGTATGACAATGAAGGACAACGAATTTATGGAAATGTCTGCCTTGAAGTTTACTTGCAATCACGCGGAACGTGCTTGCTTGAACATATCAACCTCGCTGCCTGCGAATTCGACACAATTCCGCAGGCTTTCGTTCAAGGTATGTCGGAGCTGTGCAAGCTCCACGCTCGAACTGGTGTCGGCACTACAGGCGAATATCTCCCAGCTGAAACCGACCGTCAAATCGGACTCGGGATGCTCGGACTTGCAAACCTCCTAAGGCGTTATGGAATTACCTACAGTCAATTCGGAGACGCTCTTCAATCCCTGAATGCTGGTGAAACAAAAGCTTCACCTGCTTTTGAACTAGCTCAACAACTCCGCTCTGGTATTGAAGCAGCCGCTGAAATTGCTAGGCAGAACAATATGGTTCGAGCTTTTGCTATCGCTCCCACAGCGTCTTGTAGCTACCGCTCACAGGATGCTGATGGATATACATGTTGTCCTGAAATTGCACCACCTATTGCAAGAACAGTTGACAGAGATTCCGGCACCTTTGGTGTCCAAACATATAACTACGGTGACGTAGAAATTGCCTCTGCTGTCGGATGGGAGGCATTCAAAAAAGTATCCGACAACATTATGATTTTGTTGGACAGGACTGGACTTCTTCACGGATACTCGCAAAACTGGTGGTCGGATTTGGTCACTATGGATGAGTCTTTTATTGAAGAGTGGCTTGAATCGCCTCAGACTTCCCTCTATTACAGCCTTCAAGTGATGGGCGACGTACAGGATAAGTCAAGCGCATATGCAGCTTTAGATGAAACTGAAGTCAATGATTACTTGGAGGATCTTTTAAAAGAACCTCAATGTGACTGTCAAGAATGAACCCTTACGAAAAACTACTAGCGCGAAAGCGCAAATGGACACCAGTCAAACCTACTGCTGGTACATGCAAAGAGGGTGCGGAGGAAACTGTCCTCCGTGCACTTGCATTGCGACACATGGAACTACCTGTGGGAGATTTTATCCGTGATGCAATTAAAACCGACGTACCAAGTGGAGCAAAAACTTTATTGGAGTCGAACATCCAAGACGAAATTAACCATGACATCGCACTGGGTTATGTTGCCGATGCTTACGGAGTTGATGAAAAGTTTGAGCAAGAAGCGTTACGGCTACGAGATGCTTGGACATCGCATCCTGATCACACGATCCTCAAGGCGATGGTTGCCGAACGTGCAATATTCTTTGTTCTCTTACCCTTCTTTCGTTTTTGTGGTGACGCTGGAATGCGCGGCGTAAGTGCCGATATCAGCCGAGACGAACAGATCCACGTAGCAACTAATTCAATTGTATGTAGAGAACTAAACCTTGTTAGTAGTCCTTCATTGGATAAACTACGCAAGGCAACTATCAATTGGGTGATGCAACCATTGGGTCAATCATCCGATAAGTATTTAGATAATAAATTTTGGATTGCTTCAAGTGATCGCTTGATGTATGAAGGCAAGGCACCTGAACTTGCTGACACTAAAGCAGCACGTATGCCTGCATTCTTTGAACATAGTAATGTCAATCTCCCCCAATATGCTTGAAGTCTTTGGAATGGAAGCTAGAGCTGTTATGACAGAAATGGAGTCAACCTTTCCACCTGTGACTCCAAGTCCTGACGACACAATTGAAAAGATTATGTACCGCTCTGGTCAACGTTCTGTTGTTGAGTGGTTGAAAACCAAACTCGATGATGACTAATGGATCTTAATATGAATCCACTGGTGCCGACTCAAGAGCACCTGGAATACTTTTATCAAACTGTTCTTCTTCCTAAATACAATAAAGACAAGTTAGAACAAATTGATGTAGGTGGTGGTAGAAGCTTCAAACTTCCTGAACTTTCTTTTCAGAAGACAACACTTAAACCTGATACTAAGTTTGAACGTGGTGGCCGAAAGTATCGTCCACGGGACATGTTCTTTCAGCAAAATGATTCCAAAATTTTTAAACCTTTTCAAGATGAGTTTAAAAAAAGGAATGTAGACAAGCGTGTTGCAGCGGCTACTCAGATGCCCAAGCTTAAGTTTACTTTAGAGCCTGTCAAATTAATTAAACCACGCTACGGCAAACTTCCTAAATCAGTATTTAAATAATGGCTAAATCAAATCAACAAAATAAGCTACTCAAAAAATATTCTAAAGGTGGGTTTAGTAAAAATGAAAAGAAAAAATTAAGCCAGAAGCTAGGCATCAAACAAAAGCAAGCTAATTCTCTTACTAAATCTTATTCAAAACAGCTTAAGACTGGAAGCAAGTCTAACAAATCTAAGCCTAACAAATCTAAGCCTAGCAATTCTAAGTCTAGCAATTCTAAGTCTAACAAGAGTGGGTTTGGAATTAAGTCAACTTCGTATGCGCCGGGTGTAAGTATTGGAAAGAAGCCTAAAGATACTAAGCCTAAGTCTAAGTTTGGGGTTGATACCACTAAAAAAGCACCATATGTGAATACTAAACCGACGGGTACTACTAAGCCTCCTAAGGTAGATCCTAAATCCCCTAAACCCCCTAAACCCCCTAAACCTCCGACTCCACCTAAGAAGCCGAGGCCAACTCCACCTCCACCTAAGACGCCAAGGCCGACTCCACCTCCATCTCGTCCAGTCGATCCTAATGACATCGAAGACATCATTAGTCGTATTATAAATGATCGATCTGATCAACCTGCACAGCCTGATCTAACAGTTGATCCTCGCATTGGTAATCTTGAAGGTCAACTACAGGACGCAACTACCGATCTCACTAATCTACAAGATACTTACAACCAATCTAATGAAAATTATCTGACTCAAATTGGTGGGTTGCGTGATCAAATTGGTGGTTATGAAGATCAGATAGGACAATATCAAACTGACATAAGTGATTTGTCTACACAGCTTTTGGAAAATGCTCGAAAAGCTAAGCAGTTTAAGCAGATGGATACTCAATATTTGACTAATAATAATGCATCTGGTATTAGGCTACGACGTTCTAAGCGGTTTAAGTCTGGTGATTTTGCTTTAGGTGCTTCTGGTCTTAACCGTAAAAATCGGGCTCCATTTAAAATTTCAAATGTAAATCTATGACAATTGCAAAGGAAAGATATGATGCGCTTTCTTCTACTCGTTCACAATATCTAAATATAGCTGAGCAAGCATCTTCTCTTACACTACCTTATTTGGTCCGTGAAGATGAAACTTATAACAGGAGTGCACGTAACCTGATCACACCTTATCAGTCAGTAGGTGCGAAAGGTGTTGTCACTCTTGCCTCTAAACTAATGCTTGCTCTCCTACCTCCCCAAACAAGCTTTTTTAAATTACAAGTAGACGAGGCAATGCTAGGCAAAATTGCTGATCCTCGTATCAAGTCTGAGCTTGACCTTTCCTTTTCTAAGATTGAACGTACCATCCTTGAAGCTATTGCTGCTTCTGATGATCGCGTTGTTGTACACCAAGCTTTAAAGCATTTGGTTGTTGCTGGCAACGTTTTAATCTTTATGTCTAAAGATGGTCTGAAGCTGTTCCCACTTAATCGTTATGTGGTTGAACGAGATGGTGATGGTAATGTATTAGAGATTGTTACTAAAGAACGAATCAGTAGAAAGCTACTTGAAACTGA